TTGTCTACTGTAGTTTCCTTTGTCGTAGTCGGGCTGCCCTGCCGTTTTGCTTGCCCAGAAGTAATTACCGGCTTGCTGTTGCGGGTATCCTTCCAGCATTCTTGCATTTTCGCTGTCGGTTACCATTCTTCCGTACGTCCATGCTCCATCTTTTGTTCCCGTTACCGTTCCATAGCCTTTTGCTTCTTTGGTTAGTGCGGAGTCGATGAACGCCCGCACCGGTGCATTACCTTGCATCGGCAGTGCAACTTCCGGCCCACGTTGTGGGTAAGGCATACAGGATGTGAAGTAGTCGTGGTATTTATTCACCGGCAATAGATTTCCGCCCAGTACTGCGTTTTGCAGGTCGTTTTCCAGCGTTTCGGAGGCTTCTGCCGTGAAATTGTACGTCACGTCTGCATCGTCGCTCTTCAGAACTGCCGCGTTGTCTACGTTTTGGTCTCTAAAAAATTCGTTCCAGATTTTGACATATGCCCGGATGGGTAGTGCGTTGATGGTAAAAGGTTTTCTGATTTTCGTCGGTACACCCATATAGTCCAGAATGGACCTTTCGTCCGGTGCAGGCTTTGCGTCCGTGCCGTTGATTTTGATTTGCGGCACAGCGTATGCCTTTGCCGGCATCCATGGTGTTTCTTCCACCTCGCCCATGAAGTGTTTGAAGTTGTCCCACAGAATTCGGTCCGGTGTGTAGAAATAGTAAAAGTCAATGAATGCGTCATCCATTACCGGATATTTCGGTGTGCTCATTCGGATAATTGCCGTTGTGTCCACCTGGAACGTATCACCCGGCAGTACTTCGTCCACAAAGAATGGGATTAGCTTTCCAGCATCAAACGTGGTCAGAATAGTCTGGTCTCGGTTGAATCGTGTTCGGCTTGCGTGCATTTCCGGAATCTGAAGGAAATGCCGTTCGTTATTTCTGTTCACTTGTTTCCTCCTCCTGCACCTTTTCCGGTGCGCTTTCCTGAGCTTTCTTCAGCTCTTCCAGTTTCATGGCGTTTACCTGTGCCGTTGCCATCATCTGGTGATACTCGTGCAAGTTCTGCGGCCACCCGGTGATATCCATGATAGGCGTTTCTTCCTTGGACAGTGCACCCTGTGACAGACTTTTCATGAATTCCGGGTCGAAAGATGCTTTTCGCACGATGTTTTTAATGTCGCATTCATCAGCATAGCTTTCAATTTCTGCCTGCACATCGATGCTTTCGGTTTCCTGCAAGTATTCCTTGCCGTCTTTGTCCTTTGCCCAGACGTACTGTTTTCTCTCGTTTTTCCCCGGTTCGGAAAAGAGGGGCTTTCGCCCCTCCTCATATCGTTTATTCATGCGGCTTGCCCTCCCACACCTTTTCTTTGTCGTTGTGGAACTCGCCGCTTTCATCGTTGAATGCGGCCAGCCTGTAGCCGATGTAGTCACCCGGTGCCTGGCCCAGGAAAGTTTTCTCATCCTTTGCCATCACGTTGCACATGCGTGCAAAGGTTGCGTTGTTCTTGCTTTCTCCGACCCATGCATAGCATTTTGCCACATTATCCCAGATGCCATAGTACAGATGTTCCATTGTTTTTCTCCTTTCTTTTACAGCCGAATGCCACCGCGCAGGGGCTTCTGGCTCAGGTTGATACTTTTCGTTTTTCGTGCGGTCGCGTTGAACATGCGCTTGTCCTTTCGCATGTTCATCTTCTTACGATGTGCCATTGTAAAACCCTCTCCTGATAAGTTCTAGTTCGATTGCGTTTGCAAAGCTCTTTAAGTGCCAGATTTCGTCCAGCATCTTCTTTGCCGTTTCTATGTCGGCTATCTTACGCAAGAGCTTATAGTTTGCGTCAATTTCCTTGTATTTCTTTTCAAGGATGTTTCTTAATGCTTCTTCGGTCTGGTCTCTTACGTTCCAACTTTTGTGCAGGTCCATGTTGGTTAGTCCTCCTTCTTCATCTCGTCGTTCAGAGCGTGATAGATTTCATCGAGCTTTTCCAGAATGAGCATCATCATGTGGATTGCCTGTTTGACGTCCTTAACGGAAATTAATGCCATTATGTCATCCCCTTTCTGTACTTTTTGCCGTCGCGCACATCGAAATGTACCCAACTTTCGTATACGATTATACCACAGCTTCCTACTATCTTGTCAAGGGCTTTTGCCACTTCTTTTGCAGATATTCCGTTTACGCGGATATCTACGGCCATTCCGCGCATGTGATAGCTATACTTTGCCCCGCCCACTTTGGCGTTGTGTGCTGGTGTTCTGTAGCCGCTTGTGATGATGATTGGTTTATTGCCCAGTTCTTTTCTGAGCAGTTCCAGAATTGTCACCATGTAGTCGTCAATGAATGTGATTGCGCTTCCGTCTTTGCAGGCGAATTCTTTCACTTTAAAGTGTGGCCCGACCTGCTCGTTGTTCTGCTCGCTTGTGTATACTCTAAGCATTCTGCAAATTCTCCTTTCTTTTCTGTGATTATATTTTATCATTTTTTCGTTTTTTTTCAAGTTTCAATTTGTACAAGGTTGCGCAGCAATTTTGTGCAAATTGGAACTTTCGCCGTTAGGCGTTTTCAACACTTTCCACATAGTTTTCAACATTTCCACATTGTTAAACTTTATCACAACAGAGTGTTTCAACAATTCAACAAGTTATTCACAATTCTTTCAACACTGTTTTTGCTGTTTTTTTTCCGATGCTACGTTAAAAATACAGGTTTTCAACCTTTCCACAGCCCCTACTACTACGACTACAACAAGTTATATAATAATATTACGCGTGCGCATGTGCGCGCGTCTACGCGTGCGCGTGCGCGTGCGAATAAACACCAATAGCCCAGTACCTTACTTGATAGGTACTGGGCTAGGTGACACCAAAATCTTATAAGCCGCCCTTTTGGAGCTTTACAGACTTTTTGATAACTCGTTCCTTCGTCTTTAAGTCCTTCTCATAGTCTGCATTTTCGTATTTGAGCCTGTTTTGCTCAATAACTGCTTTCTGTCGGTTCCTCTTGATTCTCCACAGTCTTTCCGGGTTTTCCGCTTCCATCATTTTTTCATAGTATCGCGGAATCTGTGCTTTTTTTCCGTTGGTACACTGGATGTAGCCTTTTTGCCATATTTCTTCCTTGTGTTCCTGATAGTAGGCATCCCCAAGTCCCGGTTTCAGGCTCATGCATGCAAATGGCTTTTGCTGGCCCAGTTCATAATAGACGTTTGCTTTCTGGCCGTCAATTTCGTACATCTTTTTTGTAACATAGCCTGCAACATATCTATAGGTCTCAGGCGTTGCTTGTGCTATCTGTATTTGACCCATGCCCCATAGATTGCACATCCATTCGCTGGTGTAATATCCGTTGTGTCTTATTTTATAGATTTGCTTTAGGTCTGTTGGTTGCCATCCATACAAAATCATGTGATAGTGCGGTCTTGCCGTTTGTTCTCCGTATTCTCCTGCACAGAAATAGCGTAATTGACCTCTATAAGCCTTCCTGAGGCGTTTTAAGAATTTTTGCATATCCGGATATAGTAATGTCTGCACGCTTTCAGGCGCTTTCTCTCCCGGCTTCCAGACGTACTGCACTTTACGCATAATTTCACCGGTTTTTACTATCATGCCCGGTACGTGGTCATCATCATAAGTTAGTGTGATGAACCACACTTGTTCTTTTGGCCACGTTCTCGCTTCTAGCTCTATACGCGTTGTCCAGTCCTCTCGTTGTCGGATTCTGCATCCTATGCACTTTCCGCATGGTATCAACATTACTTTTGGATTATACATCAAATCTTCATACTTCATTTGTTTCCCGGCTAACTCAGAAAAGCGGGCAAGTGATATCACCCGCCCGCTTATTTCTCTATCTTCCGGGCTGTATATCCGTATCAACGGCTTGTAACAGCTCACTTTAAATAATCACCCGGCTTTCTTTCTTCTCCATAATCTCCCGTTTTGTTTTGCGGCTTTGTGAATTCTTGCTTTCTTCCCTGTTTTGGCGCTGCTTTTTCAATTGCTTCTTCGGTTACCTTGTCGGTGCCTTTTCCAATTTCTGTCAGCGCTTTTGTCATTCCATAGGGTGTCAGGTGTGTTTGACTTAACATTTGTTGCCAGCTTTGTGCGGCGTTGTACCAGTCTGATTTGCTCCAACTGCTGCTGCTGTATGCGTTTGGCACAAATCCTCCACTTCTGCTTACGCCTAGTGCACTACTGCTTGCAAGTCCCATACTTGCGCCGCTTATCGTTGCCGCACTTCCTCCCGGTGTGCTTGCGCCGCCGTTTGCGAATGCCAGTATTGGATTAAGCCCTGCTTTTTTCATATCCTCTACGGCTCTCTGGTAGGCCGTGGAGCTCATTCTTTCCTGCCATTCTCTGTTTTTCATGGCTTCGGTGCTGTTGAAATTCATTGCCGCTGTGTTTTCGATGTGGTTATAGATGCCCTGTGCGATTGCGCTCAAGGTATTGTAGCCCATTTGCTTAAGCATGGAGCCGGTGTTAAATTGGCTTTGTCTCTGTGCTTCTCCTGCTTGGTATTGGTATGCACCTTCCAGCCATTTTTGTACCTGTTCGATGTTTGTTCCTGATTGGCTTCCGCTTTCGGAATGACCGCCGCCTTGGCTTACACTGCCGCCTTGGCTCTGGCTGTTTCCCGTCTGACCCCAACCGCCAAACATGCTTCCAAGGTTTTTGGCCGCTCCCGCAATGCTTCCTATCGCATTAGCTCCTGCGCCAACCATTGACATTATCGTTAATGGATCCATTTTAAAATAGCCCGGATTTCTCCGGGCTTCCTCCTTTCTTACAGTTTGTACAGGCCGGGCACGCTGTATAGCGGCATCCGTCTTGTGGTCTTATTTGCGATACGCACGGCCCCGAAGAACTGCGGTTCGTTCTGCACGATTATCGTTCGTGCAATTTCGGCTTTGCCCTCTGCCATCCATTCCTGACTGAGCGTTGGCACAGTGCTGTAGATGTCTGCGTAATGCCAGAAGTCCAACGTGCCGGTTGCGTTACTTCTCATAAGGCCGGAAACACGGTTCGGCTTCATTCGGTAGTCTGCCCAGGCTTCCTGATATCCGAAAGTTTCCTCATCCGTTGCGTTTCCGGTGAGCATGATTTCTTTCTTTTTTACCGGCTGTTCGCCAAGGTTGGCAAACTGTGGTACATAGTAGTCCAAACGGTCCTTTCTGCTCCAGAAGCGTTCAAGGCCCTGCTGATAGCTCCGATTGTGTCGCACGCACGCAACACCAATTACAAAACCGTGTTCTTCAAAGCTCTTGGTGAACGAGCTTTCTCTAATAGGCGTTACGGATACTGCACCGGTTTCACCGAGGGGTGTGCCTTTTTCGTTCTGCTGGCCGCTGGTCTGAATAATTTGGTTGACGTTGACTTGGTATCTGCCGCCTCCCAGATATTCCGGAATTTGTACGGTTTTGTCGCTGATGGTCACATCCCACAGTGCTTGTACCTGCTCGCGGTACCGGCTGCCACCTCTTGATAGTGCTTCGTAATACTGCTGTACTGCTACGGCCTGTCGTAAGTCGTTGATAGTTGCGGCTGTTACGGCGCTCAGATCTGCACCCATGTATGCTTGTCTACTGTAGTTTCCTTTGTCGTAGTCGGGCTGCCCTGCCGTTTTGCTTGCC